TAATCCCAATCTAAAATAAAAATTTGAATCAAAAGGGTATAGGATTAGTAACTTTACTTGTAAAAAAATTTTTTAAAAAAATTCCTTATTACGCTATAGTCTATTATAATTATACTTAGCCCTAAAGCAATCAACTGATCCTTGATTATTGATTGTTATGTATTTTTGTATATAAATTATAGTCTTATAATTAGTAGTTTGCTCTAAGGACAAGCATTTGGAAAGAATTGTTGTGAATAATTACATACTTAGTTATATTAAAAAAGATGGAAAACTTGATTTACAAAAGATATACAAAGAAATGATGGTAATGACAGGGTACAATAGAGATAAAAGGCGTAAAGAATTGTACGAAGACCTACTTGAACAGTATAAATTATGGCAAAAATCTAAAGAAGCGTTTATTTAAAAGAGAGATGCTAATCCAAATAAAGTACCATTCTAATTGGTACACAAATAATACGCAAAATGTAAAGGTAATGAGATATGATGAGAGTGTATGCAGAGTACGGAGCCATTGGGGTTATAGTTTCTTTATTTATTTTAATGATAGTAAATTTAATAAAGAGTCAAAAGTCTCAAAATGAAGATTTAGATGATATTAGAGTACATATTACTAAAATAGAATCTACAATAGAGAATGTAGAAGGTATCGTATTGAAATTAATTGAAAGATGGAATAAGTCAGATGAAACAGGCTTGAGACACAGGGAAGATGTAATACGAGAGTTGAATGACGTAACAGACGATCTTGCTTATTTAAAAGGCAGGATAAATGGAAAAGGAAACTAATGCCACATCCAAATAATTGTATTAATTGTGATAAACCTGCTACTGTAGTAGATAATGGTGTTTATTATTGTGCGTCATGCGCTCTTAAAGAAGCAGATAAACAAAAGGAAAAAGAAAATGGTTAGTTTAAAACAAATGAAAGGTCTTATTACAGATGTTTGTTCTAAGATGGGTAGTAAGTACGCTTCTGAAGATGCTATTAACTTAGTTCTTGCAACGGGTATAGTAGAAAGCCGTTATGAATATATACGACAAATGGGAGATGGGCCAGCTAGGTCGTTTTTTCAAGTAGAAGCCGCTACCGCTGTAGACAACCTTGTCCATTATCTTAAGCATCGTACTAAATTAATGGCTAAATGTGCAGAGGCTAGCTTAGTTGACCTCAAGCACTGGCAGGATTTTGACGAAAAGAAGTGGGAAGAGATTTTAGAAAAGAATATTGCTGCAGGAATAGTGCATTGTAGGTTAAAATATTGGAGAGTCCCAAAAAGAATGCCTAATACCGTAGAAGGTTTAGCTGATTATTGGAAAAAATACTACAATACTGAGCTAGGTGCTGGTGATCCTGAGCATTTTGTAGAAGTTTATAACAAATATTTAAGGTAAGGAGCTAATTATGCCAATGGGTAAAGGAACTTACGGTTCTCAGGTTGGAAGACCAGGAAAAACAAAAACTAAAGCTAAAGGTAGAAGAATCAGTTGGTTGTTTGGAGGTGTAAGGTATTATGGAAATGTTATTAGGGAAACTGCAGGAAAAATTTATGCAAGAACTCATAATGGTAAAGTAAAAGTTATTAACAAGAAAGGTAAATAATGGCTAAAGCAAAGAAAACGGCTGCAAAAGTCGTAAAAAAAGTTGCAAAGAAAGTTAAAAAAGCTGCTGAGGTTGTACGTGGTACGTATACTCAGAGAGGCAAATAGCTTTTATCTGTGAGATACGAATTAGTATCTGGAAAAGAATACCCAGTTTATTCACGAGAAGAAGCGGATGAACTGGGTTTGTCGTATAATCACCCTTTTGAAGTTTCTGAGGGAGAGTATGGCATCTCCTCTGATGGAGAAGTGGCCGTATGTATAAAAAAGACTAGAATGAAAAGTGGTACCTATAAGGTAAAATATCCTTGGGGGCCATCTTTTATTAGGTCTAATCAAAATAAAGTAGTGTCTAAAGGCAGACCAAATAACTATGGAAGCCCACCTACAAAACAAAGATACCAAAGTATAAGAAAAAAAATAGATTGGCAAAAAATGGCACATCTTATGGCACAGCCAGGAATGAAATCAAACCATGCTATAAAATTAGTTTATGGGAATGTCAATGATTCTAAAAAATGGAACATAAGAAAAACAATGAAAACGGAGGTTTTTAAACAGATGACAAAAGATGAATTAGATATTATTATAGAAAAATATCCTATAGGAAAAATGGATACAGCTAAAGCATTAGCTGCAGTATTGGATAAGGTCATGGATTGGGATGGAGATACTATGGGTTCCAAAGGAGACCCAAAAACTGCAATGACAGTATTAGATAGATTAATGGATATGAATGAAATGAAAAATAAAAATAAAATTATCACTACTCAACAAATAGAAGCTTCTACAGTAGAAAGTACATTAGCTGATATTCAAGAAAAAAAGAAAATGTTTAAAGCAACACAAACGGAGGTAACAGATGGGTTACAGCAGACAAGCATCAAAAAGGAACAGCAAGAAATACAAGAAGAAGAAAAATAGTGGAAAATCTACTAACAGCGAAACAACAAAATATAAAAAAGGAAAGTGATTACGAGACAGCTTATGCTCTTCAAAAAGAAAAAGCTGGATTTAAGCGTGATATGGGGTGGTTTGGTAAATATTGTTTTCCAAAAGCATTAGCTAAAGACACTCCTTCTTTTCATAGAGATATATATAAATCATTAAAAAATGATGACACAAAACGTATTCTTATAGCTGCACCTCGTGGAACGGCAAAGAGTACAGTATGCTCACTTATCTTTCCTTTGTATAAGATAGGACATAAAAAACCAGAAGATGATTTATTTATTGTCATTGTATCTGAGTCTCAAGCTCAGTCAATAAACTTTTTATCTCGTATTAAATATCATTTAGAACATAGTGACAACTTTAGGTCTATCTATGGAGACTTTAGTTCTGCTACAGCAAGAAGATGGACTGGAACAGATATTGTATTAAAGAACGGAACACGTATAGTGGCAGTTGGTACAGGACAAAGAGTACGTGGTTTTATTGAAGGGGACACTAGGCCTAATGTTATTATTGTAGACGATTTTGAATCAGAATTAAATGCACTTACCCCTGAAGCAAGAACTAAAAATCGCAAATGGATGACAGAAGCTGTAATACCATCTCTTTCTGATGAGGGTAGGATAATTATGATTGGCACTGTAATATCTGAAGATTGCTTTCTTTATTGGGCTAAAGATAGTCCAGCTTGGGAAACGCTTTGGTATAGTATTTGGGATGACGATGAAGAGAGTATCTGGCCTCAAAGATTTCCAAAAGACAGGATAATGCAGATAAAAACTGAATTTGAAAGCGTTGGAAATATAAATGGTTTTTATCAAGAGTATATGAATATAGCTCAATCTCCTGATGATGCACCTTTTAAACCAGATTATATAAATTTACATCATTATGATTTTGAAAAAATTAACGGACAACCGTGTTTAACTAGGGAAATAGCAGATGAAAAGAAAATTATACCAGTCGAACTCTATACTGGGGTTGATCCTGCATCTAGTCTTAGTACCCGTGCTGACTATTTTGTTATTGCTACCATTGCTATTGATGCTGACAATAACAAGTATATTGTTGACATATTTAGAGAAAGACTCGACCCTGCAAGACAACCTCAAAAGATCATTGAGGTATTTGAAAAATATCATCCGAAAAGAATGAAGATAGAAACAGTTGCATATCAAGAAGCACTGCGTAGTGCAACTAGGGCTTTAATGCTTGAAAAAGATTTATATATACCTGGATTAGAAAAAGGTGTAAAACCACGGAACCGAAAGAGTGAAAGACTACTATCATTAGTACCAGTCTTTGCTAAAGGACAATTTTTCTTTAGAACTCAAGACCTTACAGCGCAACAAGAGTTTCTATCTTATCCTAGAGGTAAGAACGATGACATAATGGATGCTATATGGACTGCATTAGAAGGCTCTAGGCCCTGTAGGGTAAAAAAGAAAGATTTTGACCCTAATGTAGAACTTGAAATAAAA